CTTCATGGTTCTCCTTGTGTCGGGCCGAGGACGGCCGTGATTATGGGTTCGTTGTATCGGCTGAGTAAACGCCGCCCATGAACGTAATGTCAATGGACTGCAATTCGCCGAGCGAAGCCGAGATAACCGGCAACGACTCTAGGTAACAGTTTGTCAACGTGAAGCCGGGGTTTGTTGCCGAGTCAACTGCGTTAGTTGGCTTGACGATGACGGTTGTCTTGGTGCCGACTAATGGTGCAAGTGTCGCGTAAGTGGCGCCGGCTGCGTATGAAAGAAAAAGGGTTAACGTGACTTCGTTGTCTTCGAGGCCAGCCGTGAACGTGTTTGCTGTATCGCCAAAAACGGTGTCGTTTAGCGCGGTCACGGTACGGGTCAAAGTGGCGCTTGTGCACCATCCGGTGAGCGCCGTGGCTCCGACGGTAACGACTGGATTTGAGAGGATAGTTGAGGTTGCCATGATTGCTCCTTGAGTTGTGGTTTTAGTTTGACATAGATTCGGGCGCTAGGTGTGGATTACGCCGTTTGGACTTCGGTTGCGACAGTAAGTTCGTATGCCGGTAGAACGGATCCGCCAATGTCGACGTTTGTAGGGCGGCCTGAGATGACGCCAATGTTGAGCGCGTATACCTGAGCCAGCATATTGAGAAGGGACTTCTGGGCGTCTAGGTTGCCGGGGCCCAGCGTCACGATCTGAAGTGTGAAGGTGAGTTTGGCGATGTTGTAGTTGTAGCCGTCGATCGAGTCAATGTTGACGAACACGCATGGCGGAACGATGTTGCGCGGATCGTTTACAACTTGTAGCCCTGAGACGGTTTGGAGTTTGGCGACTAGGTCGTCGTAGCCCTCATTGAATAGATCGGTGTAGGTAGGGACTGGCACTAGGCAACCTGCGGACGGTCAATGCCTAAGAGTTGGCGAATCATTCCGTTGAGGCCCATGACGGGAGCGGTTCCCATTGACTGGAATGATGCGAAGGAATCCATAGATCCGCGCTGACGGTAGAGCGCTCCGCCGTACATAATCGTTCCAAGTTTGACATCCTGCGAAGGGACGGTTGTGAGAGAGTCAACATAGCCGGCTTCCATACGTCGACGCCAGCAGAACTGCGAAGCACTTGAAGCGCAAATGGTGAGGAACGCTGCGTCGGCGCTTGTGGCCGTACCTATGCCGAGCCAGTCCTCAACGTCGGTTGCTGAGATCCATGTGCAAATCGGAGTTGATGTCAAGGTTCCAGACGCTGCGGTTCGCTCGACATCGGCAGCCGTTCTTGCGTAAAGAACTTGGTTAGCGATTGGGATGTTGACGTCGTAAAGCAGATCGCCTTCGGTGTCTACGCCCTCAAACAGATATTGCGGAAGAGCGCGGATTGTGTAGGTGCCGTTGAATGTGGCGTCTACTGCTGCGACCGTGATTGACTGGCCGACCTCCAACTCCGTCGGGGTAAGAAGTTGAAGGACGGCGAAGTCGTCTATGAGGTACTTGTTGGTGACCGTATAGGTGGCCATTACTAGGGCCTACCTTCCGATTATGGGCTGACGATGATGGACTTGACTTGGTCTGCGTCTGCAATGAACGTTGATACGTAGCCTGCGTACGAGAAGTTTCGACCCAATGTGGATGGCAACTCTACGGACATCAAGCCGCGAATCTGTTCGTAGAACTCAATTGCGGTTCCACGTGCGACGACCATTGTGTTTGATGCAAAGTTGTTGTCTGCAACAAGGTTAAGGCCGAACGGGTTAAACGTGTTCATCTGGGTAATGTTTGCGGTTCCGGGTGCATTGACGCCCATGAGTCCTGCTGCTGCGGTGTATGGAAACACGCTTCGCTTGTCTCCGTCCAACTGCTGGCCGAGCAATTTCCATACGTTCGGGCTGACAAAAATATGATCTGGCAAGAAGTTTGTTGCGGTCAAAATGTCAGTTGCTGCGTCATATAGTGCGGCAAACAATGTGGATGGATCGGTGCTGTTAAATGTCCATGTCGAGCCTGATGCCGATGCGCCAGATGTAATTGCGTCTGCTGCGACGTTATCGCTCGCAATAAGATACTCGCCGAGTAAGTCATTGAGGATTATCTGGAGGCTGGCCGGATCTGTGAAGTCGACGTCCTGCACGGAAAGAGTTACTTGGCCTGCAAGTGTTGTCTTCGTGACGGTGTTAGACGCAATGACCATAGTGGTTGCGGATGCTGCGGCAAGTTCGCTTGACTGTGCAGCGACGCTTGTGTGCGTAGTGATCGTTGGACGAATGAACGTCTTTGATGCTCCGCCGTTTGGCATTGCGCGTGCGCCGATTGCGTTAACAACTGGACGAATAAAGTTGAGGTCTTGGAAGACTGGCCCAAGCACTGGTACTGGCAAGAGGCCCGGAGTGTCGGTGGTGACGATGTCGCCTGCCGCTGCTTGTAGTGCGGTCTGCTTTGACTTCATGTAGTCGTGCGCTGCGGCTGCAACGTTGCGGAATGTTTCTCCGCCGATGTGCATTGCTGCCATGTATTCGCCGGGGGTTGGAAGATCAAACTTGCGCTTCGGTACTGCTGGAAGAGAAGCGGTTGGGATGGTGGCTTCGATGACTGGTGCTGCTACTGATTCGGACATTGGGTTCTCCTGTTGAGGTTCTTGTTCTTCATTATTACTGATTTCTTCTTCGGGCTGGTGGATACTGGCCGCGACTTTGGTGATCTGTGCAAAGTCTCCAAAAGCTCCTATGGGGACAAGCGACAATTCTTGCCAAATAGCAGACTCAATAACCATAGTTCCGTCTTCGTCGTACGAGAACTTAACTGGGTTAATCCCAACTGAGACTTGATCAATAGTGCCGTCGCCGGCCATAACGAGCGCGTCATTTCCGAGAGATGTTGCGCTGATCTTGGCGGTGAAGAGCATGCCTTCTGGAGTGTCTACGCGCTCCGTGACAACGCCTACTGGCTGGGATGCGTCGTGGTACATGAAGAGTCGTGGGGCTTTGCCTTCGGTTGGGAGGGCGCCCGGCAAAATGCGAACGGTGGTTCCGTCGGAGACGGTTGCGTCCACGTTGTATGGTGCTGCGATTCCTGAGATAGTTCGGCGTGGTGCGTCGCCTGCGGCGGCGTCAAGCGTGAAGTCTCCTGCAATTAGTTTGATCATCGGTTGGCTAGTCCTTCTTGAGTGTTTTCTTGGATGGTTGGTTCGTCGGCTTTGTCGGCCATGTAGTTCTCTTCCAAATAGGACTCTGCGTCAAACTCAACGTAGGTTCCGCGTGGAAGAACGGAGTCCATAGAGAGCGCGGCCGCAATTGCTTCTGCGTACATTTTGAGTCCGAAGATGTACAAGTCGGCGCGTGCTTGCTGGGATGACTGGTAGGAATACGATCCGGTTGAGACGCCTACGAGATACGGTGGGACATTGCAAAGGCGAGCGGCTTCGAGGGCGCTGTAGTTTGCTGATTCAATGAGAAGCATTTTGTCTGGACTCATTGTTGTCGGTTCGTACGATAGAAACTCATTGAGCGCGGCCGTTTGATTCGTTGCGCGTGCAGCGTTAAACGACGCGGCAAGATCGGCAAGTTCTTGTGCGCTTAACGGTTCGCCGCCAGTTTGTTTAAGTACGCCGGCTGGAATGCTTGAAGATGCGTTGCGTGTGCGTGCGTCGTTGATCTTTAATGCTGTCTCGACTACTTGCGTTCCCGAATAGATCAGTCCTTGCGTTGGGCTAAGAATCTGTACAAGGTTGTACGGATCTATTTCGCCGCCTTGGAAGTAAACGGCCTTGGACGGTGCAAACCATACGGGGCCAGCCATGTCTTGAGTAGTTACGCTGCCGGCTGGAAGACGTGTGAACGATGCTGGGTATCCGTCGGCGGTGCGTGATGTGATGTACCAGAATGCGCGACCAAAGAAGAACAAGTCGTCAAACGTCCAACTCATAAGAAAGTTGTATGGCACTTCGGGGTCGGGTCGGCGCAACCATGATCGAGGAGCGGTGTAGATCTTCTCCATGTATTCGCCGTTCCATTGCTCCACGTAAGAGCGGAGCGGCATGCATCCGATGACCGATGCCATGAGATCGCGGCTCCTATTTATTGCGGCAACTTGTACTGCACGGTTACGCGCTTCGCCTTCTTGATACGTGTAGTACTGGCCGATCATCGAGACGCCAGCATTGTTTGATGCGTAGTTAAGTCCTGCGCCTGCGGCTGCGGCTTTTGCCGGCGGCGGCGAGATTGCGGCCTTGCTTACTTTGCGATCAAATAATCCCATCCCTAGAGCATGACACACTTGGCGCGTTTATGGTGGCAACCGCTCGGAGGCGTTTCCGATCCCGACGAAAGGTAGGGCTCACGAACGGCTGCCGAGAGGATGCTAGTTCGGGACGATGACTAGTGAAGGCTTTTGGGTGACGCGATTTTGTGAGGCCAATGTTGCCGACCAGATTAGGGTGCGGCACAACTCGATCGGGCCGGGTGACTTTTGGGATGAGACGGCGATGGAGCCTTGGGTGCGGACGAGGACGGCGCGTTGGACGTGTTCGGAGAGCATGGCTTCTCCCGTGTGAACGAGCCGCATTTCGTGGATCATGTTTTTGACGACTGGCGTGTACTTGAGAATCTCGCCGTATCCGACGACTATTCGGCGACGGTCAAACGTGGCGGAGTTGACTAGCACGTCGATTGTCGGTGAAAACGCAAACTTGACGGCTGGGTCTTTGGCAATTTCGGCTAGGTGCTCCAGTAGTTCTTTTTGTGTCTCGGCGGTAAACGCCACGGAGTTTACGACGCGGCCATCGGGCAATGAGACGGATCGGGTGGCAAAGTATCTGGTGTCGTCCATGGAGGCTTCTACGGCGACGACTCCGCCGGCAGGGACTTCTCCTTCGTAGAGCAACTCAGGCCATAGGCCGTGTGGGATCCAAGAGTTAGCGGAGGCGACCCACATGTTTAGTGAGCCGCGCAAGAAAAGTGCTCGATCAGGCCCTTCGGATTCTTGGCGCAAAGTGTCGATCGTAAGAAAGTGTCCGATTGCTGGGTTGCCCCAATACCACGACGCCTCATGCAGCGGATCCAACGAAGGCTCGGGCGACCATTCGGCAAAGTAGAACGACGAAGGCTTTTTGAGGTCAATAAGCCGAAGCGCATTCTCGCGGTGACGGATAAACAACTTGGAAGCCTCCGTGCCGGCCGTGGAAAACATGGCGGTCAAGGGTGAGCGCCTAGCGCGTTGAGCCGGCAAGAGGCCCGCCTCTACTTCGTCGGAGACATCAAACAATTCGTCGATGATTGCTAAGTCAATTGTCATGCCGTGACCTACTGAAGGCCGTGCTGCTTTGACATACCATTTAGAGCCGTCTGGCATTGTTGCCTGATAGCGGCCGTAACTCATAATGACCTTGGCTCCGCATCGCTTTTCTAAGGTCGGTGCGATCTCTTCAAAGAGCATGCATGCAAGATCAAGACGATGCGACAGAGAGACGACTGTTTGTCGTTGGCCCCGGATCTTTGGCATCTCGATTAGCCAAAAGAGGATGAGCGCTTGAATGACTGTGGTCTTGCCGTTCTGTCTAGCCACGGACACAAGGCTTGACCTATGCACAAGATCCTGATCGGCGTTGAATGTAAGCATCTGATCCAATACGTGCATCTGCCAAGGGAGCATCGTTAGGCCTAAGTACTCGGAGGCTATGTCCCCCACAATTGCCGCCCACGAGCCGACGCCGTCAGGGCTAATCGTTTCCAGTCTGGGCCGGTCGTGCGCGATTGCCGCTGGTTCTGGCTGGTTGCCGCTGTTCTTGGTAAAGAGTTGGA